AACAGAATCAACCGAAGAACAACAAGAAGTATGAAATCGTTACAAGAATTAAGAAACATTGTTGAGGAAGAGAAGAAGGACTATTCAAAGTTCGATGCTCTTGTGCGTGCTGGTTTAGGTAACAAAGCACAGATTCAACGTTTGCATAATATTCTTGACAAGATGGGTGAAGAAAAGCCTAACTTTAATAACGCAGATAAAGAAATCATACGTAATATTTTTAACAAGATGGTTGATTTGATTACCAGTAATCCAAACATCAATCGTCAAGCTCGCCGTGCGGTATCAGAAGAACTTGAAGAAAGTTTAATTGATAGTTCCGATTATAAGATTGGACCATCTGGCAAGAAAATTAAAGCGCATCGTATCGAAATTAAATCGGGTACTGAAAAGGCAAAAGACCAAGTGGTTGAAGCAGTTGAAGACAATGTAATTCCACCATCGGATCCTCCATTTGTTTTATTGTTGAAACGTAGAGCAGTCAGATTGTTTCCTGATGGTACTAAGGTTGCCTTGTATTACAACGACAAACTTAAAAAAGTATTCTCAGTACCATTCAACTCACAATACATGGGTTACAACTCAATGGCACCAGTCATTCAGGCCGAAGGCATGGACGAACAAGGAGAGGTGTTGGAAGAGGCTGTCATGGATACTCTACATAAGATTGTATCCAACAAGTCGGCACAAAAAGTTAAGTTTGCTTCTGGTGAAACGAGAACAGTTGACCATTTCACAGCATCAGCACTCACACAAGTTCATGGTGCTTTGAATGATAATAATAAGAAGAAGTTTGCAGATATGGTGCATAAGTCACCTGGTCATTTTACAAAGGCTGCAGATTTTGCTTTCAGTAAATCAAAATGACATTTATTGAAAGTATATTAAATAACAAACTAACCGAGGCAAAAGATAAATTATTTGCACGGTTAAATGAGGTTGCTTCTGAGAAATTAACAGAAGCAAAAGGTCATATTGCTCATATCGTATATGAAGAAGTGGAAGACTTGGATGAAGGCAACATTGTTAAAACTGGTAGAGTACAGAGAATCAAAAGACGTATCAGAAGAAACAAACAAGGCCGAATCATTCTTCAACGCAATGTACGTAGGTCAGCAATTAAAGGATATAGACTTTCTGGAAATACGGTAAAAAGAATACCTGCTGCACAAAGATTGCACAAAGCCAGAATGTTAAAAAGATATTGGAAAACTAAAGGCCGTTCAAAGATGAATAGAGTTTTATTAAAAAGAAAAATGTCTATGCGCCGCCGCAAATCAATGGGAATAAAATAATATGGCATACGAAATTATTAACACAAAAAGATCCCGCTCGATTATCAGAATTACTGGTAATACGGCAACAACTATTCCGTTGACTTCACTTGCAACAGATGCCAATGAAGTTATCACAGCTGCATCGATTGCACACATTATTACCTCTTCTGATGGATGGATTCGCATCTATCGTGGTGATAATACATCTGCACCATTGGTTGTTGCAATGTATCAGTCAAATGACTTACCATTGACACAGTATGATATCTCTTTGGCAAATACACCTTCTGCCAATTTACATATCACCAACAGTGGTACTGATGGTACTGTGATTCTATCAGTTACTAAATCTGCAACTTATGCAACACCATTAGTAGGTATCTAAAATGAAACTAATTACAGAAAGAATTGAGAGCGTAAAGTATCTCACTGAAGCAACAGAAAAAGGTAAAAAGAACCTTTATATTGAAGGTACTTTCCTTGTTGCTGAAAAAGTTAATCGTAATAACCGCATGTACAAGATGGATACATTGCGTAAAGAAGTTAAACGTTATAACGAAGAATTTGTTAAAACAAACCGTGCATTGGGAGAACTTGGTCATCCAGACACACCGACTCTCAACTTGGAACGAGTATCACATAAGATTGTATCTTTGACTGAAGATGGCAATTCATTTTATGGTAAGGCATTGATCCTAGATACTCCATACGGAAATATTGTTAAGAATTTTATTGAGAATGATGTTAACTTGGGTGTATCTTCTAGAGCTATGGGTTCTGTAACCATGACTAGAGAAGGTTACAACTTGGTACAAGACGATTTGCGTTTGGCTACGGCTGCCGATATCGTTGCGGATCCATCAGCTCCAGGTGCATTTGTTAACGGAATTATGGAGGGTAAAGAATGGCTATTCGTTGAGGGACGATTCGTGGAAGTAGACATAGATAATGCTAAGAGAGCCATACGAAATGCTCCACAAAAACAATTAGAAGCAGTTGCATTGCAGCTGTTTGAAAATTTCATCAGAAAACTTTAATTTTATAAATAAGATATCATAAGGAGAATCCTAATGCCTAAAAACAAACTAATGGAAGCAGCAGCTGAAATTCTTTCCTCTGGAAAGAGTAAAGCGTCAGCAATGCCACCACAAAAATTACCTGGTGAGGAGGTCGACCTAGGCGGACCAACACCCCAGAATGCGAAGCCAGATGATGACTCGCACAAGATCGATGCTACTAAGGCAGCTAAGAGCGCAACCGCTCCGACAACAAAGCCTTCTGCAGCTTCTGCTGACACTCAACTAAAAATGAGAGAAGAAGAAGAAATCGAAGGTACTGTTGTGTCTGAGTACCGAGTTAATGCTAAAGACGACATTGATGCTTTGTTTGCCGATGATCAAAACATCTCTGAAGAATTCAAATCTAAAGTTACTACGATTTTTGAAGCACGTGTTATTGACCGTATTCAACAAATCGAAGAACAAACTGAAGCTAAGTATGCTGATATGCTTGAAGAAGCTATCGAGTCTGTACGCACTCAGTTAGAAGAAAAAGTAGACGACTATGTTAACTACGTAGTTGAACAATGGCTAGAAGAAAACGCAATCGCTATCGAATCCGGTTTGCGTGCTGAATTGGCCGAAGACTTTATTTCTGGTCTACACAAATTGTTTGCTGAGAACTACATCAATGTACCTGAAGACAAGGTAGAATTGGTTGATGAGTTGGCAACTAAAGTGGAACAGTTAGAGTCCAAATTAAATGAAGAAATTGAAAAGAGCATCGGTTACAAGAAGTCTTTAATCGAAGCCACAAAACAAGAAGTTACCCGTTCTGTTTGCGAAGGCCTAACAGAAACTCAAGTTGAAAAAATCAAATCGCTTGCAGAGAGCGTTGAATTCTCCACAGAGGAAGAATACCAAAACAAACTTGAGACAATCCGTGAAAACTACTTCCCATCTGGTGTTAAAAAGGCAGACGAAGAGCAACTACACGAACAGGTATCTGCAGAAGACGCAGGCGAAACTAAGAAACAAGTAAGTGCCGACCCATATGTGTCATCTGTTGCTAACGCTATTTCTAAAACCAAACTATAAATTAATCAAGGAGATTAAATATGTTACTTTCTGAACAACTTCAGACCAAATGGGCAACGGTCATTGACCACCCAGAACTACCAAAAATTACTGACCCATACCGCAAGGCTGTGACTGCTGTTATTCTTGAGAATCAAGCTCAAGAAATGCAGAAGCAATCTGGTATGATGATGGAAACTGCACCAACCAATTCTTTGGGTGGCACAGGTTATTCCGGTGGTTCTACTGCAACAGGCCCTGTTGCCGGTTTTGATCCAATCCTAATCAGCTTGGTTCGCCGTTCTTTGCCTAACCTTATCGCTTATGATATCGCTGGCGTTCAACCAATGACAGGCCCAACAGGATTGATCTTTGCAATGCGTTCTACTTACGGTACTAACCGTGATGTGAATGGCGGTGCTGTCGAAGCTTTCTACAATGAAGCCAACACTGGTTTCTCTGGTGATAAAGCTACACAAACAGCTATTTCTATGGCTGCTAATACTGCTTTGGGTAACCAAAACGTTTTTGCTTCTACAGTTACAACTGGCGGTGCAATGGCAACTTCTGTTGCTGAAGATTTGACATTCAATGAAATGGGCTTCTCAATTGAGAAAGTTTCTGTTACTGCAAAGTCACGTGCTTTGAAGGCAGAGTACTCAATGGAATTGGCACAAGACTTGAAGGCAGTTCATGGTCTAGACGCAGAAACAGAATTGGCAAACATCTTGTCAACTGAAATTCTTGCTGAAATTAACCGTGAAGTTATCCGTACAATTTACTCTGTTGCTAAAGTTGGTGCTCAAGTCGGTACTACTACTGCAGGTACATTCGACTTGGATACAGACTCCAACGGTCGCTGGATGGTTGAAAAGATTAAAGGTTTGGCATTCCAATTGGAACGTGAAGCCAATACAATCGCTAAGACAACCCGTCGTGGTAAAGGTAACGTGATGATCTGTTCATCTGACGTTGCTTCTGCTTTGGCAATGGCTGGTCTTTTGGACTACCAATCTGCTTTGAACAGCCAAGTTAACTTGACAGTTGACGATACTGGCAATACATTTGCTGGTACATTGTTCGGTCGTATCAAAGTGTACATCGATCCATATTTCGCTGCTAACTCCACATCCGAGTTTGCCGTTATGGGTTATAAGGGTTCTAACGCATATGACGCAGGTATTTTCTACTGCCCATACGTTCCTCTACAAATGGTTCGTGCAGTTGATACAAACAACTTCCAACCAAAGATTGGCTTCAAGACACGTTATGGTCTAGTTGCTAACCCATTTGCAGAAGGTGCTACACAAGGCGTTGGCGCATTGACTGCTAAGGCTAACTTGTACTACCGTGCATTCAAGATTGCAAACTTGATGTAATCGAAACCCCGTTAAGAGGGTTACTTAAAAGAGAGGGTCGAAAGACCTTCTCTTTTTTTTCGCCTAAATATACGTATGACAGCACTAACAAGAAACCCATCAAATCCAAATTTAATTCATCCAAATAAATTTGAGTTAAATTTTGGTCGACTACCAAACATGCAGTACTTTTGCCAAACGGTAACGGTACCTGGAGTTTCATTGTCGGAAATACCAAAGCCAACACCTTTTGTTGACATGTACATTCCAGGTGAGAAAGCCATCTATGACTTGTTAAACGTAACCTTTATGGTTGACGAAGAACTACAGGCATGGAAAGAAGTACACGATTGGATTCGTGCCATGACATTCCCTAAAGATTACTCTGAGTATCAAAACTTGGCAAACTTGAATCGATATTCAACTTTAGGTAAAACTACAGGTCCCCAATATTCTGATGCAACAATTACCATATTGTCATCATCAAATATTCCATTGTACCGATTTAAATTCTACGAAGTATTCCCAACAAGCATATCTTCATTCGCCATGTCATCTACCGACACGCCAGAGAATATCATTACTGCCGATGCCACATTCAGATTTACCTATTACGATATTGACAAACTGTAATTTATAATGTATACTCCTAACTAGGAGGCTCTATGACTAAACTTGAAGAACTGTTGGAGATGTGGCGTAAAGATGCACAGATTGACCGCACACAACCCAACGTTGAACTGATTAATATTCCACAACTACACTCGAAGTACTTGACTATCATGTCAAAGCACAGACTTCTTTCTAAAGAAGCTGAGTTTAAGTTTAACAAATATAAAAAAATAAAGTGGGAATATTATACAGGCAAAATGGATGATGACGAATTAAAAAAATACGGATGGGAACCATTTCCATTTGTACTCAAATCCGACATTACTACATACTTTGATAGTGATGAAGATTTAAACAAACTCTCTGCCAGCAAAATAATGCATGATGAAATAGTTGATGTTTGCCAAAGTATTATGAAGGAACTCAACAGTCGTACATTTCAGTTACGTGACTATATTGCTTGGGAGAGGTTCATACAAGGCATAGGTTAATGGCAGATTTGATATTAAAAAAACTTAATGAAGCTTACATTAGGTTTGAATGTGAAAGAAACATAGCACAAGAGTTAAGTGATTATTTCACATTCTATGTTCCTGGTTATCAGTTTACTCCTGCTTATAAGTCTCGCATATGGGACGGCAAGATTAGATTGGCAGACCTAAGAACATTTAATATCTATCATGGTCTAGTTCCATACATTCAAAAGTTTTGTGAAGAACGTGAATACACATTAGAACTGGAAAAAGAAGTTAATATCACAACTAACTTCTCTGTACACGAAGCAAAAGAATTCATTACATCATTAAACTTGCCACTAGAGGTACGTGATTACCAACTAGATGCATTCGTAAAAGCCATTCGTAACAAACGAATGTTGTTATTATCACCAACAGCATCAGGCAAATCTCTTATATTGTATCTCATTCTTTCTAAGATACAAGAACAGAATCACTCTAAAGGTTTATTAATTGTACCAACCACATCATTGGTTGAACAAATGTATTCTGATTTCAAGTCATATGGTTATGATGTTGATACGTATTGTCACCGACAGTATGCAGGTAAAGATAAACACACAGATAAGTTTTTAACTATCACAACATGGCAATCCATCTACAACAGAGAGAAAGAATACTTTGAACAGTTTGATTATGTACTAGGTGATGAGGCCCATCAGTTTAAAGCAAAGTCTCTGACAACCATACTATCTGGTTGTGTGAATGCGTCCATGCGTGTTGGATGTACTGGAACATTAGATGGCACTCAGACACACAGATTAGTATTAGAAGGTTTGTTTGGTGCAGTTCATAAGGCAACAACAACTAAAGAATTGATTGAAAACAAACATGCTGCTGATTTTAAAATCAAATGTATTGTACTAAAATATCCAGATGTTGTATGTAAAGAATCCAGAAATTGGGATTACAATGCTGAAATGGATTACATTGTTGCTAGTAGAAAAAGAAATGATTTCATTAAGAATCTAACTCTATCGTTAGAAGGTAACACACTTGTATTATTCCAATATGTGGATAAACATGGCAAGTTTTTATATGAACACATCAAAGACAGTAACATAGATAGAACAATATCTTTTGTTTATGGTGGTACTGATGTAGAAGAACGTGAGAATGTTCGTGCCGTAACAGAAAAAGAAACTAATGCAATCATTGTTGCATCTTATGGTACATTCTCTACTGGTATTAATATTCGTAATCTACACAATGTAATATTTGCATCACCATCTAAGTCCAGGATTAGAAACTTACAATCTATTGGCCGTGTATTACGATTAGGTGATAACAAAGACCAAGCTGTGTTATATGATATCGCAGATGATTTTAGAACAGGCAAACATACCAATTATACCCTAAAACACTTTGTTGAGAGAGTAAAAATTTATGATGAAGAGAAATTTGAATATAAATTTTACAATGTTGACATAAAATCATAACTTTGAGGCATAAATATAATGTGTTAAAGTATATTTTATAAGGTGTTTATATGAAAATTATAACAAAAAAAGAAGCAATAGAGAATAATAAAATATTTTATTTTACGGGAAAACCATGTGTCCATGGACACATATCGGAAAGATTGGTTAAAGGTGGAAATTGTAGAGAGTGTAAGAATGACTATGGTTCAAATTACAGAGATCAAAATAGGGAAAAATATAATGAGTATTGTAGAACCAAAAAGAAGGAAAATTATTCTACCGAAAAACGTAGAGAAAGTTATATCAAAAATTTAAAAGGTGAAATGTATCAAGCTGCCAAAACAAGAGCAAAAAATAAAAATATTCTCTTTACAATTGATCCAAATGATGTTATAATCCCAGATAATTGTCCTGTTTTTGGAATACCTTTGGATCGAAGAGACAAATTACATACACCTACTTTAGATAGAATAGATAATAAATTAGGATATGTAAAAAATAATATTAAAGTTATTAGTGCAAAAGCAAATAGGTTAAAAAATAACGGAACAATTGAAGACTTTGAAAAAATATTAACATATATGAAAACTTCTCAATGAACAACGAATTATCAATTAAACTCTTTAGATTGGCAACAGGCGATGACATTATCTCCGCCTTTGTTGAAGACATAGAGTCCAATAGTGTTATTCTGCAACACCCTATGAAATTAGTTTTTCGTAGGATTCCAACTGGTGCAACTATATTGGCTATGATGCCATGGTTGCCTAGTGAGTTGATTAAAGTCGATGCCGCTGTCATCGACCTTGCAGAAATTGTGACTATATTGGAATTGAAAGATGATATGGTTGATTACTACCTGAATATAGTAGAGAAGTATTTGTTATCTACTGAAAACGCAGACGAGATTTTGAGAGAGAGATTACTTGGTGCAATGGATCATTCTGAATTGGATAACCTAGAACAAGTAATGGAAGAGAAAACTAATAGTGTAATCCATTAACATGAAACAGCAACACCGCAATTATATGATTAAACCAACCAACGTGTCAAGCGTTAAATAAGGCAAATATGAGTACTAAACATTATGTGAACAACGCCGACTTTCTGAAGGCTCTAATTCAATACCGTGAGGATTGTGAAACCGCAAAGAAGGATGGTAAGGAAGATCCACAGATTCCAAATTATATTGGTGAATGTTTCCTGAAAATTGCGGAACACTTGTCTAGAAAACCAAACTTTATTTCCTATTCCTTCCGTGATGAGATGATGAGTGATGGTGTTGAGAATTGCCTGATGTACTTTCGCAACTTTGATCCGGTAAAGAGTAAGAATCCATTTGCTTATTTTACTCAAATCATATATTATGCTTTTCTCAGACGAATTATGCGTGAGAAAAAACAACTGTATGTTAAGTATAAGGCAACAGAAATGTTCGGTATACTAGATGAGGGTGAATTTCTATCTGATGATGACGGAGCTAACAAACAGTTCCAGTTGTATGAAAACATTTCCGAATTCATTTACAACTTTGAAGAAAACAAAAAGAAGAAAAAAGAAAGTAAAACTAAAGGACTTGAAAAGTTCATTGAAGAGATTGATGAAGATAAATGAAGATTGCTCTTATAAATGATACGCACGCTGGTGCTCGTGGTGACAGTTTACCTTTTAATGAATACTTCTTCAAATTCTGGGAAGGTACATTCTTTCCTTATTTGAAAGAACACG